CTGTACGATGCCGGAACTCAGTACCCTGTAGGCGCTATCTGCTACACAATAAGTGTGGTTGACGGCGTGCCTGTTTACACTTGGTACAGGAGAATAAGCTCAAGTCCTGAGTACCTTCAGAACGTAGCTCCTCCTGCTTCCGGGCACTGGGCAAAGATGAGCGAAGCTACAATGCTTGCAAAGCCTATAACTCAGGGACAGAACCTTGATACGCTCATGGCTGAAGGAGTTTACTTCACGGCAAACGAAAACGTAGGGCGTACCCTCACAGGACTTCCAAGAGTAGTAGCCGCATTGGCTTCCCCTGTCTTTGTTCTGACCGTTACAGGAAACTCAGGCATGATTAAAGTTCAGACGCTTATGGTCGGAACACCGGGAGAGGCAGGAAAGGAATACACCCGTGTGCTCACTCAGAGCGGAGTTTTGCAGGACTGGTACCTTTCAAAAAGCCCCACAGGACTTGAGATTGCCGGCGTTTCTGAAGGCGTATTTGCCTTTAGGATTGAGGATATTTACAGGACTAACCCTGACACAGGAGCGAGCGAGCTTGTAGATACAGGACATCTTATCCTCTACTACAACGGTTCAACTCCTCCTGACATGGAGCTTGTGAACGACAGTTCAGACCCGCTCGACGGACACTTGGTATGGAACTACGGCGATTAACGCCTTAAAAATATTTTGGAGGACATATATTATGGCAGAAAGACTTGACCTCGGAAGAGTACGAGGAAACAACGGAGCGAACGGCAACCCCGCCGTAGTAGAAGTTCTTGAGGACACAGCGACAAGCTACATCCTCGGAATTACTTATTTCACCCCTGACGGAACCGAACATCAGATACAGACCCCTAACCTTCTCGGAGCAGAAGGAAGCGCGACATACGTCGTAACTGACGACGCAAGCCTTCAGAAATGGCTTGACGCTGACGACAGCAACGATTACACATACGTTGTGGTAAAGCCGGGAAACTACACTTTGAGCGGAACGCTCAAGCTCGCAGATGCCGGAACACAGGCTGTCTCAGGTTTTGGAGCAGAACTCAGTGGTATTACAATCCGTGGTACAGGAACAGAAGTAAGCGCAGGCCTCAAGGCAGCAGGCTTTGTCGATATGCTCACAGTCATTACTGACGGAAAAACTGAGCTTCGCGAGCTTTCCACAGAGATTGAGAAAATCTCGAAGGCAGACACCCTTATGACAGACGCGACTGCCGCAAATTACAATCTCATGCGCCACGCTGACAGCGGAGTTCAGAGCGAGCTTACAGGCTGTGCCGGAAACAAGGTGGCTTCAGGAGTACGCGCAATCAACGAGCCGGGTTCCACAATGCCTTCTGTAATTTATGTGACAGGAGACGGAGACGATTACGTTCTCAAAGGAAACACAAAGCTCTCGACACATGAGTTCAATATCCCTTCGGCAATCAGACGCGTGCTTGCCTCTATCGACGGCGATGACCTCTTGAGGCTTCATATCCTGACTACTGACGGAAACCTGTACTATGCCCACGAAAAGCAGTACGCTGACCCTGATACAAGCGAGACATACTACGAGATGGAATATACCCATATCGAAAGCGGTATGCCGAGCGACGACATTATCGACATCATGCACTCGCCTGGCACGGTATGGACTGACGCTATGCCTTATCCTGCCATGCTCTCGGCTACACGTGTTTATATTCAGCCGAACATCAATACTGCGCTCGGCTTTACTCCGACACGCGCATGGACGCTCAGTCAGACAGCAGGAACAAGCGCGGTAATCGCTGTGAGAAAGTCAGGAGGAGGCCTCGCGAACGTCCTCTTCACAAATCCTTCGACAATCACCGTAAACGACGTTGACGTTACTCTTCCTGCCGCAGCTATGGTTTATGCCGGAGCAGGTCAGCTTTTGGTGAACAACGCCGGAGTTCTGACTGAAATAGCTAACCTTAACGGCGGTACTACATGCACTGAAATCGACGTTGAAGCAAGCACTGACATTTTCTATGACGGTTTTGACGAAAGCGTTTTCGCGGACGCTGAGTTTGTCTGTATCAACGGAAAATGGTTCTCTTCTCCTGTAATCCTGAACGGAGACGTTCTGGGAGTTTCTTTCCCTGCCCTCTCAAGCGGAACAGCCTACATGAAAGTAACTGACTGGGAAGGAGGAGAAGTCCTCATAAAGCAGGGAAAAGCAGCTACGGCTGACGGAGCGACTCTTGCCTACGTGTTCTGCCCGGATGACGCTTCGGCTGCCGTTTGGTTTACTCCTGACGCTTCACAGGCTCTTTACAAGGAAAACACACTTGGTCTTACAGGGCAGGGCTTTACAGAAAAGGACACAACTGAAGGCGTTGAGATTTTGAAGATGGCTGACGGTACTCAGGTAGTTCCCCGCAAAGTGATGTACTCTGACGTATTCAATCCGAAAAACGGACAGTACAGATGGCTTCGCTTTGACCCGAACAATCATAAAGCTCTCATTATTCAGAAAGGTGTGACCGTAAACGGTAATGTAAACGGATATGACGTTGTACACGAGTTTGCCGAGGACACTTCTTTTGACCTTGGAACGCTCTCAAACGGCGTTAATTACTATGCAATTCTGACTTATGACGGAAAGAATTTCGGCATGACAGCAAAGACTGGCGCTCAGCTTGCCAAAGGTGACGTAGTTGCAGGACGCTTCCATACGGTGTGCGTTGATTACGGTGACAGCCTCACGATGACAATGCCTGTTGAAGTCGACCTCGTAGTTGGCGGTAAATGGGCGATTAAGCCTTACAACCCAAAGACTGACCCTGATTTCTACGCTTTTTACTGCAAAGATTTTAGAGTGACGACTAGAGGGACAAACTACAATGTCGCTACCTGCGCTCACCCGCTTGCAGGCTACAAGGCAGGAGAAATCATTCCTGAAAGCATTTGGTGTAAGGACTTTTTCCCTGTAAACCGCTATGATGACGCTGTTGTTTTTGACCAAGACACAGGAAAAGCTATCGACATTTACTTGCAGTCAGGAACAGGAATAGAAGATACATTTTCTGTTTACCGTGCGGGTGTTATGCACCATACAGTTAACCGTACTCCTCTGCTTCATTCAATGGATATGGCAGCTGTCGGAAAGAAACTGCTCACTGACTGGGAGTTCACTTGTGCAGCTAAAGGCTCTAACGAGATGACCAATATCGAAGGAAGCTCTGACAAGACTTATGTCGGAGGTCATGTTGACACTGCGGGCCGCCGCATGGTTTCCGCCATCGGCTGTGAGGAAATGTGTGGCTATCTGTGGCAGTGGCTTGACGAGCTTGGCCCTGTCGGTAACAATACGGACGGGTGGACGACTGAAGCTGACAGCGACGCTAAGTTCGGGCAGAGCTTTGGATTACCATACGTGCTCCTCGCGGGCGGTCCCTGGACTGGCGGTGTGCCCTGTGGTTCGGTTGCTCGTTCTGCGGGTAGCTTGCGGTCTCTCGTGAGTGGCGGCGTCGGTGGGCGCGGTTCGAGCCGTGTGTGTCGCGGGGGCCGCTATTCCGCTTAGGCGTGTGGCGTAGTGGGCGAGTTGACGGCTCACGCCCGCGCAAGCGGGCACGGTAAGGCGGGCGTAGCCCGCCGCTATCAATGGAACGAAAGCAGCATAGGAGGATATATGGCTGATAAGGTTAAGGTATATTTTTGGATTGACAATGGAGTAGCCGTTTACTCGACTTCTCCTGAACGCGCGGAGCTTGAGTACGGCATAAAATCAAAGCCGCTCAAGACTATGGATGCCGAGGAGTTTGCCTCGAAGTACAACGGCATTGTCCGTGCTGAAAACGGCGAGCTTGTGTTCGGCTATTCTGAAGCTGAGATTGCAGAGCAGGAAAAATCAGCGAAGCTCGCTGAGATTGCAGAGCTTAAACAGAAGCTGCGTGACACTGACTACGTGGCCGCTAAAATCGCTGAGGGAAGCGCGACCGCAAAAGAATATGCGGACGTGCTCAAAGAACGTCAGGCATGGCGTGACCGCATAAACGAACTGGAGGCCTGAATGGACTTCAAGGTAAGCAGGAAAGAAAAGAGATGGCAGCCTGACGGAACAGGCGTTGAGGTGCTCGTCGATAACATATTTGACCTCTATCCTGTTTACGGGAACGCCATCAACAAAAATCTCATTACAGACGTGGAAATTCTTGACGACGCGAGAGAAGAGCTTTTAGACAGAGCCATGTTCGCGGTAGTCAAACAGAAGGGTGCTGACCCCGTGGATATTGATGACGGCAACAGATGGGCACAGGCTATGATAGGGGAGATTTCCTCTGTCTCTGTTTTGGACGACGTGTTCAAGTCGGTAGCCGTTGAAGGCACCAGTGTAAGGGTTGCCACGGAGACAGTATCGAACGGAGGCAAGCCCGGCACTGCTTTCGCAGTCGAGCTTGTGGAATAATTTTATCAGGAGGTCGTTATGACAGGACGAACAAAGAAAATGATTTCGGAGCTTGACAGGCGCGCGCAGTTCGCGTTCACACGTATGTGTGAACTTTTGGACGAAAGGCTTGGCGAGGAAGGATATTACGTTTTCGAGGGACTTCGCAAGAAAGAAGTTCAGGAAGCGTACTATGCACAGGGCAGGGAGAGCCTGTCACAGGTAAATGAAAAGAGAGTGAAAGCAGGCCTTTATCTTCTCAGGAGCGAGAGGCAGAACTACAAGATTACTTGGACGCTCAGCTCGAAGCATCTTGAAGGCAAGGCTATGGACGTTCTTCCCCTGACTGCCGAAGGAAATCCTACATGGGACTTGGCTCATTTCAGGGCACAGTTCGAGATTATACGCGACTGCGGACGCGAGGCAGGGCTTGAGTGCGGCGCGGACTGGGAGACTGACAAGCAGGACTGGCCTCACTATCAGCTCAAGGAGGCATAATGCGATGCGGAAAGCTCTTTGTATTCTTGTCATGCTTCTTCCTGTTTTCTGTATTTCCTGCAAGAGCACAAAGCTCACCTCAGACGACTTTTGGTCAGACGCAGAACTCATCTCAAAGCAGCGGGAAACAATCACAGAACAGTCAAGACTTATCGAACAGCTTGGAAGCGAGCTGGGAGACCTTCGACAATCTGTTGAGCGAGCAGGAGAAATCAATTCTGACCTTAGAGCTTGGGCTAGAGAGCACCGAGAAATTGAGGCTAGGGTTGTCTCAGAACTGCGCCGACTTGAGGAACTATGCAGACGAGCTGTCAGCACAGATGTTCAAGCGGGACAGGGCACTGATGGAAGCTCAGATGAACTTAGACCGGGAGGAAGCGAAGTCGAGTAGGCGGCTCAGGCTTCTTCTCCTGACTTGGGGAATTGTCGCAGCTTACGTTGCGCTCAAGGCTATTGTGTGGTATATTAAAAAGAAAGCGGCGGTAATTTAACAGAAGGGATGTAGCTATGGAGAATGTCACAGGGATTGTAAACAGTCCCAACTTTCTGTACCTTGCGGGCTTCGTGCTCGTAGCGATTGTCGTTTTGGCTTGGCTTTCCAAGAAAGGCTTTTTCTCGTACAACGGAAAGGGCCTGAAAGTAGGCAGGAGCGAAAACGATGCCCGTATCATGCTGATGCGTCAGGTTGATTTTGTTGGCGCATTTATCCTGTGTAAAGAACAGGAGCTGATGACGGATTTCCACAAGGCCGGAATGCCACCCGATGAAATGCACGTGAAGTACGTTTTCGAGAAAATGCTCGACCAAGTAATGTACTGGCTTTTGGTGAACAACATAAGGCTCGACAGGCAGTACGTTCAGGCGAAAGCGAACGAGAGCCGCATGACAATCAACGCCGCTATCGGCGAGGTCAACAAGCGGCTTTTGGAAATGCCTCAGGTGCAGGAAATAGTGGAACGCATAAGCGTCGAGTACACGGAGGAGCTTCTTTCGGGTCTCGTACAGATAAAGATTGAGGAGGAGAAAAATGCTGGTTAAAAAAGCATCATTCTTGGTAACCAATTCAAGCGGGGTTGAGAGCCGTATCATAGCCGACAAGGCTGAGACAGCAGCTCACGTGTTCGAGAAGGACAGCGACCCCGTTACTCAGGTAGTGCGCGAGCACACCGTACAGGACTACGTGGCTGACGCTGACGTATATTTTCAGACTGAAGTCGCTCCGGCAGGAGCTGTCGCAGCAGGCTGCTTGGCTTTCCCTCAGGGACAGTTTCATAGGACAGCAGGCGACAAAGTTATTTTCGCCGCTCATGCGGCAACAGGCTGGAAACTCGACGGCTGGTACAGGAACAGTGAGAAGCTCACTGAGGACAGCGAGGCTGAAATTGCAATCGCGCCTATCGCTGTAGGTGAGAATGTTCCTGCAATCTACAAGGCATTGTTTGTGCCTGAAGGAGAATAATGAGAGTGACATCAGTCTCTGACCTAACGCAGACTTATAAATGTCAAACTCTCCTTTAATGAAAAAGCCCTGAGCAATCCTCAGGGCTTTTCTTATTCTGTTTCCGGCTCCTCCTCTAATTCTTTTTCCTGCTCCCTGTCAAACAGGCTCAGGATGACAACTCCGGCTGCCACGGACATCAGGCACAGCGCAAACATAACCGTGATAACCGCATCAACTACCTCAATCATACAGCCTCTCATCCCCGTAAATGCAGTGATAGATTGTAGGCTTGAGCAGCTTAATCAGGGAGAAACCTTTTCCGATTTTGTCAGGCCATACAAGACAATACCCCGGAAGCGGAGGCATGAGCGGCACGCAATCATTCACGTGCTGATACTGATGCACAACGCCTGTGCAAGACTTAACATAGTCTTTTGTTTTCTTTCCCCAAAGAGGTTTCGGGGCACCGAAAGTCGTGACAGCGGCTTTTCTTCCTGTCCTGTAGTGGAAGTCCTCGGCGGCAAGCAGGGAAATAGCTCCGCCGTAGCTCCAACCGCAGATATGGGGAGTGTACTCTTTGTGCTCGTCGCAGGCCTGAATGAACATTTTCATAACCTCGTCGTTGCAGCTCTTCCAAGCATCCCCCCAGCCGCAGGCACAGCGCATTACGCTTTCCTGCTTCTTGTAAATCTTTACAGGGAAGCGGAGATTGTTAATCCAGTCACGACGACCGTTGCTTTCCTCAAATACAAGATAAACGGTTTTGTCATTGTCGTGAACGATTACCGCCCAGTCCACATGGTCTCCTGACGTTGTGAAATGGGTTTCTTTGATGAAATTAAACATTTCCCAAGGCTTCATTTTTAATCCTCCAATTTGCCGACTACTCTCAGGCGGTCAAGCCATCTGCTCATCTTGCTTTCATAATCGCACGGAGTAAACTCCTCGTCAAGCAGATAAAGGCAGCATTTTACATCTCCTGCTTCCTCACGGAGCATACTAAGAGCCTCATTCTCTGTCACAGGTGTAGGGTTGTCGCCGCGAAGCTGACGAGCGCGTTTAAGCGCGGCTTTAGAAAGCTCAGCGCACTCCTCAGCAAGTTGCTCATAAATTGCCGCCTTCGGTAAACCGTCCAAGAGCTTCTGTTTCATTTCTATCTTATCACGAACCTCTTTCAGGCAGCACGTGCTCATTCCTCAACCTCCGTAAACTTGTCCTCACCCATCTCTGTGTGGAAGTTCACTTTCAGATACCCGCTGGCGTTGATAGTATCAACAGCAATCGCACGCACGCCGTAAAGAAGCACAGCAGCGGCAGGAAAAGCGCACAGGCGATAAAAAGCGTTCTTAGCACCTTCGTTGCCTGCTTCCTTAGCCTTGCGGGTAAGAACCTCGCAGAAGATGTAGTCCGTTCCGTCAACATTACAGATGTAGCTCCCGGCGTCATAAATATCACACACATATCTTTTTGCGGTAGATTTCCTGTGTGAGTGCTGAAATCTCCTAGTGTCTACACCTGCCCTTACAGGAGTTTGTTTAGTTGTCTTTGTCATTACTTTACCCTCTTAATACCATTGTGTACGCCGCCTGCAATACCGTATCTCGACTTTTACATTCTTTTACATTCTTTTTCATTTATCTCCTCCAAGCCACAAGGCTAGTCAAATAAGCCTAATGGCCTTAATCTATATTCAATTCGCCTGTATTCGTCATATACAGGTTTCCATAAATATTCAGCTCTTTTCTTTTCTGACGGTAATAAAACCGCCAAAACATCAAGTTGTTTCTGCAATTCAACATTGAAAGGACAACCACAACAACCTGTCCGCTTAAAGTTGTATGGCGAATAATAAAGTTTACAAAGTTCAATTTTATAGACTCGTATAAACTCGTTTATCCAATCATCATTGACAACTAAAAGCGGGTGGAACTTATGCAATTTTTTACAGTTATCATCATAAAAAACCGCACAAGATTTAACGCTCTGTCTCAATCCCCCCTCGTCTTGCCTTATGCCCGTTATCGTTATGGGTCTGCCGTTTTCTTTCGACCATTTAGAAGCAGGCTCTTTTTTAAGCCGAAAACAACACTTATCGCTCACTTTCAGCTTGAAAGATTCTGTAAAGTTGTATTTCAATTTTTCTGGACATAGAAAAGTCTTTTTACTTCCCTTGCCCAAATAATTGATAACGGTTTTTGTTTCTCCGCTATGCTGATACAAGGCAACTTTTTGGCTATGCTCTTTCGACTTGAAAGGATAGCCTTCTGTCTCCAACATAGTTCGGATATTCTGTGTCGGCTGAATTATTTCTAATCGTCCGTCACGCTTACCGTATTCCTTCACAAAATCAACTATTGCCCGATAATCTATCCCAGTGTTTATATAAACTCTAGGAATCTGATTATCTGGTAAAGCCAAATCAACCAATGCACTAAGCACCGTTGAATCTTTTCCACCGCTGAAAGAAATGTAGGCTTTATGTTCCAAGTCGTACAATTCATTCATTGACTTTATTTTCTGCAATCTGTCAGAAAGCAGAAATTCAAAGTCCGTCACACTTGCCATTACTTTACCCTCTTAATACCATTGTGTATGCCACCTGCAATACCGTAGGCTCCTAAATCGTACTTAGCCCTGGAACCGTCCGGGCGGACAAGCAGGAGGAAACCTTCGCGAAGTTCCCAATAGCTGCACATATCATTGACTACATGTCCGTCCTCACGGCGGATAATCTTTACTGAGAAGAGCTTAGGCTCTTCCTGCTTACTTTTCATATATTCCTCCCACTCGGCGAGTTCTATTTATCCTCGCTCTTAATTCCTGCCTCAGTGCACATTGACCGCCATATATCTGCCAAAGCAGCAGAAGTTGTCCCGATACGCGCCGCAAGTATGTCTGCCAGCTCTTTTGGAAGCGACGCGCTTTTCATGCTTACGAGCACCTTGTCAAGGAGCACCTTAGCCTCAAGCAGATTGTTTACGCTCTGAACGTCAGCCTCGACCATAGTCGCCGCATGAAGCCCGAAGCCGTCAATAAGTCCCTTCATATCAGGAACCGCAACATATCTTGTCCCATCAGAATAGCCTCCGTTCTCGTAAAGAACCACAAGGCCACCTTCCTTGACAAGCTCATCATCGTAGCTGTCGGTCATAGCCTCACGCACGATGTCACTGTCAATGTACCAGTCTTTCCATTTTTCCGCCATAAATGAAACCTCACTTATAAAGTATTATAAAACTTTTCAAAAGTTTGTCAAGTTATTTCCGAAAAGATTTTACTTTAATCCTATCAGCTAAATCTTTTACAGTTTCTTTTATGTACCTTTTCTTCTTTCTATTGTCATAGTTCTTCTCCTTGTTCAAAAACTCACGACAGGAAGGACAAACATTGTCATTCTTGACCTTTGTTCCAAAAGCACAGCCGCAGGCGCGGCACATGTTAATCCAGCTCACTGCTTTCAACTTCTTCACGCTCAAACCGCTTCCTCCTTTTTTCAGCAAGATATACCGCACACGAAAGCGCGAACGGCGCAATAGCATCAAAGAACATGGCAGGAACAGCCTGCATAAAAAGCCTTAAAGTTCTAGGATTTCCATTTACAAAAGACGCAAGGAACGTGAACACATCCTCATGTCTGTCCTGAGCTTTCTTAATCACGCTCGGACGGTCAGAAAGCAGGGAAGTGTACTCGTCCTCAAGCTCGGTTTTCTTCTGCTTCTCACTCTTAATCTGACTTGAGATTGTGTCATACTTCGCCCAGCTCTTAGACTTCCAGTAGTCAGCCTCACCTTCAAGACGCTCTACCTCTTTCTTCTGACTTTCAATCCTGCCTGACAAAACTTCAAGTTTTTTATCATAAGCCTCAAGCTCAGCGTTTCCCTCAAGCTCAACCTGCTCCTCAGCCTCAGAAACTCCCTTCCAAGCCCCGTAATTTACCGTAAGTGTCGACAACATTGAGTACATGACAATCACTGTGCCAAGCGTAAGGAACATCGCGCTGAAGCCTTTTACGGCTCCCTTCTCGCTTAAAAACCACCGCCCGGCAGTAAACGCAGTCGCTGAGAAAAGTACCATAACCATTCCTGTCACAATACCCACCGCAAGCGGACGACCGAACGACTGCATACAAATCGCTGTATGATAAGCCGACATGACTGCTGACAAAAGTCCTACTACAATCATAACGTACAAAATAATCGCGTCAGGAGAAATCCTAGGAGCCGGATACTTCTCGACCGTCCAGCTTCCAAGAGGAAGCGAGGAAGCCTCGTCGTTCTCTTCCTCAAGCTCTTCAAACGCCTCGTACTCATCTCCTGAAGGCTCGTTCACCTCGACCGAGACAGGAGAAGCCGCAACCTCTTTTACCTGAGGTACGAATTTCGCTTTCCGCCGCATAATGCCTGTTGATACAGCGTAACGGAAATCGAACATATATTTCTGAACGTCTTTTTCCCACACCGCCATGCGAGCGTCAAGTTCTTCGACACTCATTGATAATGTCTGCTCGAACTCAGGAAGTGTACAAACGATACCGTTTTCAAAGATGACTTTCTCCCTGCCTTTCAGGTATTCCATACCGTTTACAGGATGTTTCTTAGTTGGGTTTGCCATCATACGCCTCCATAATTCTTCTTACAGCCACATTGAGAAACTCTTTTTTCAGCTCCACGCCAACGAACTTGCGCCCAAAACGCACCGCGCTCACTCCTGTAGTTCCGCTTCCCATAAACGGGTCTAACACGACCCCCCCCGCCTCGCAGTGGTTCTGCACGAGCATATCAGTAATAAGCTCAGGCTTGCATGTAGGGTGCCCCCATTTATGTTTATCAGCCACATTCAAAGGAGTGGCCCACCAAGTCTTTTTCGTAGCTGCCGTACCAAGCACCTTAACTCCCTTCTCCCGGAAAAACAATACGAATTCAGTGTCCGTGATATATTTGTTTCCGCAGGCAGGTATCGGATTTGTCTTATGCCATGACAAAATATTGTAGTTGCAGCCTTTTCCTTTAACAAAGTAATCAAGTAAAGGTATAATCTGTTTCTGTGAACAGAAAATACAGATATTGATTTTCTTCATAACACGGCACATCTCGTCCAAAAAGTCAGGAGAAAACCCGTCGGCAATCCCGTGAGCTTTAAGCTCCTTCACGTACCGCTTGTCCTTCTGCTTATACATTCCGGCTCCGCTTGTTGCAACCTCATACGGCGGGTCAGTGATGATGCAGTCAACGCACCCGTCCGGGAACAATCTCAGCCGCTCCAAGCTGTCATCAAGATAGACCTCTGGCTTCAAGCCATCACTAAAATATGACTGCTGTGTCGTCGGTTCCTGTTTCACTTTCTGCTCTGTCATTTTGTTTAATTCCCCCAAGCCACGCTGCAAGCGCGGCGTAATATCCGTCTTTATGGCTCTCAGCTGCACGGTAGATAAAGATGTCCTCTTCAGGAACACCGTCTGCCATAAGCTCAGCCTTGAAATCGTCAACGACGTTTTTTGGTGTTATTATCAGCGTTGTCTTTCCCTTTCCTAGGGCCGTCTGACTTGCTATCAGGCTTTTTCCTGTTCCGCACGCCGCCTCCACCATTGTGTACGGTCTTTGAATTGACCTTTCTATTATCGGTTTCTGATACTTCCACGGTGTTCTCATTCTCACTTCTCCTGCAACTCCGGCACACTAAAATCACAGTGCCGTTTTTCTGCCTGACGCTCAAAAGTCCCTTGCTCTCAAGCAGGAGGCAGCACTCCCAAACTGTATGCGTCTCCCCGTAGGACTTCCCGCACCTGTCACACTTAGCCTCGTAACTCAAAAATGTCCTTCCTGTTTGCTTCCCCAATAAGCTCGGCTCCGACATTAAGAGAAGCGTAAATACGCTCCTCAACGCTGCCCTCAACATACAGGCGGTAAGCATACTTCATGTGCTCTGTCTGTCCGCGAAGGAAACGGTGGCGTGACTGATAATCCTGCTCCACGCTTGCGTTAGAGCAGGCGTAAATCGTATAATCACAGTTTTTCATAAAGTTTGTTCCGTAAGCCGCTGATTGCTGATTTGCCACGCATACGCGATAACGGCCTGACATAAAGCCCTCGCGGCAGTCAGCCTTCTCTTTATCCGACTGGTCACCTGAATAACAACAGGCACTAATTCCTGACTTCTCAAGCTCATCACGCACAGCCTGCATAAAGTTCTTACGGCTAGACCATATAACAACCTGATGTTCCTCAGGGTCAATCTCATCTATAAGCTCCATGAGAGCTTCCATTTTAGGGTTCTCAGAAAGAGGCTTGTAGTCAGCTTTCGGTTTCTGACACTCAGTATGGAACGGGCAGGTATTGCGGAGTATTCCTTCCTGCTTGCCGCAGCCGAGGCAGGAAGAGACCGGCTCAAAACCGTTGCATACATCCAAAAGACGCTGACCAAGCTCCATAGCGGCAGTCTTTCCAAGTACGATATTGTCGGTAAATCCGAGCTTTACAAGCTGCTTATAAAGCTCAGCAGCTTTCTTTCCGAGCTTCACTTTCTTTACGATAGGCTTCTCGATAAAACGCTCAAGCGAGGTATTGAAAGCGTCGGCGCGACTTACGACTTCAGTACAGTGCGCGAAACGCTGCATAAGAGCCTTGGTGTCCTTAAACGGAGTATATTCCTTATGTTCCATAATCCATCTTTGGTTCTCAGCCGATACAGAGTAGGCGCGGTAAATAGCGTCCATAGCTGTCTGTAATCTTGCGGTTCCGCCTACTTGATATGCGTTTATGAGCCTGCGTCTTATTCCTGCCCAAGAAGCAATATCGCGCTCACCTGAGTGCTCAGGCATAAGAACACGTCGTCCTCGTCCGATATGAATTGTCATCATAATACAGTACTTCTCTGCAAGCTCCCACATACTTTCCGGGAACGAGTTCTCGTTCAGAAACTGGTACTGGTCTACGATGTTAAGCGGAGACTTCGACATAAGAGTACCTGTAAGGGCCATACGCTCACCGTGACGGCTCAGGAGCTTTATGAGCCTTGTGCGTGTAGACTTGTCTTTCTCTGCCTGCGGAGCTGTCGTCTTAATCTTTGAGCTTTCATCAAGCACTATGAACGGGTCAGTAACACAGGAGAGAAAAGTCTGAATGACTTTAGGAAGGTCGTTCTCAGAAAGCTCCTTCTTCCCTTTAAGTCCTGAAGGCGAGAACGCTTCGGTATTTACGATAAGAAATCTCTGTCTTTGCATACATCACCTTTCCTGAAACTTCTGATATTAAGCCTGACTGAAGCCGCGCTCAAAGCAGTCTCAGCGACCTCAGCAGCATCCAATATGAACACGGCACCGTTGAACCAAACAACCACGCTTATATCCAAGTCAGGATGAGACTTATAGAAGCGCGGCTGTGTGACTTCCATCTTGAAGTTCCCGCTCTTGTCCGCAAGTTTCATCTCAAAGAACTCAGCGTGCCCGCTCTTATAAGTTACGAGCAGGTCGGGAAACCCCGGCTCCTTCTCCTCGTTCTCAACCTCAAACACGTCAGGAGTAGTTCCTATCTGACTTGGGTCAGCGCGGATAAAGGTCATAAATGCCTTTTTGAAATCCTGCTCGCTCCTGAACGGACGGTCAAAGCGTTCACTCAGAATAACATGATTGCCAAGATTATGCGCGCTCAGTCTCATAGATTACCTCCATACCAAGAGCGTCAGCGATTGATTTCTCAAGCACCGCTCCCCTGCTGTTCTCCCAACCTGCAAGCATATAAATGTGCGTACAATTCAAAAGAACACGGATGTCAGCCTTCATATAGTCCTTATACTCGGCTTTCTTTCCCATCGCCTGACAGGTCATTTCAACTGCCTCGGCAATCTCACGCGGATTATGAACCACCTCAAAGCCCCAAGATTTAAGCTCCTTGTAAGCCCTGTCGAAGTTCTTTTTCCAATCCTTGACCCCTGTAATGGGGCCGCTTATGTAGGCAGTTCCTTCCTGCCTCTCGTATCTTTTTCTTCTGAACATGCTTAATCCTACCATGAGCAAAATAAATTGTCAACAATTTTCCGAAAACTTTTGAAAATTATTTTAGAAAACTACAGCTTCTTCCTCAGCCTCGTCGTCCTCAACCTGAGAGCAGAACTGAGCGAATGAGATGTCGTCATCTTCCTGCTTCAGATATTCTTTCACACTGCTGCGGAAAGCAGGGAAAGTACCGTTATGAATAGCTGTGTAAGCTCTTCTTACGAAGTCCTCGCACTCACCAAGCTCAGGCGACCACTCAACACCGTCAGCCCATGACGTACCGATTTCCGGGCAGGAAATGATAGGAAGGTCAACGTCGCTTGAAGTTTCCATAGCCTTACGGATTTCAAGAGTGCGCTGAACGGCTTTTTCAACGTCTGTACAGTCAATATCAAAGTCGTCCTCATCGTGTACGGAAAGAACAAGCTCGTCTATTGCCTGTTTCACGATATTACTGTTCCAATATGTGAGCATGGCAGCAAACAATGTAATTGTAGCGAGCTTAGTCATATCAGCGGCAGAACCCTGAATAAGATAGTTCATAAACTTGTATGCGTCCTTGTCACGCCCTGCCCTCATGTGGATGCGGCGGCCTGCAAGGGTACGGATATAGCGTCGCTTCATAACGACCGACTGAACCTGCTCCATAAGCTCGAAGAGCCACGGAGCCGCGCCTGCAACCTTCTCGTAAAGCTGCTCGGCAAACTCCTGAGACCAGCCGAACTGTGTCATCATGCGAGGGATTTGCATACCGTAAGACACGCCGAAGCGAAGGTTCTTCGCGAACTTTCTTCCTGCCTTTGCTCCGTGCTCGGCAGCCAGTCCTGAAACTTCAGTAACATATGAGTGCTCGTCGAGGAACGGGTCAGCCTTATACATATTTCGGATTTTCTCTCCGTTCTTTCCCGGAGCAAAGTGTGCCGCAAGCCTGTTTTCCTGAGCTGAGTAGTCGAACTTCACGAAAGCGTGTCCTTTTTCAGCTATGAAGCACTCACGGCACATCTTTGCAAGGTCTACCTCGTGGTCTGTCTTCTCAAACAAAATCGTTTTTGATGGAATTTGCTGATTATTGCATTGAGAAGAAGAAAGTCGTCCTGTCTGTCTTGCACCTACTACGTTGAATGTAGAGTGTATACGATAGTCTACAGCACCCTCACCGATGAACTCTCCCTCATCGTCAAAGGCAGGGGAACGAGAACCGTCAGCATAATGTGCTACAATAAAACGCCCGAACTTAGGGCCGAGGAACTTATCAACGATATTCTTTGCCTGCTTATACTGAACAAGGTCAGCCACAATCTGATATGAGCCTGCTGCCTCCGCGAACAACCCCTTATTGATACAAGGATTGCAGCTCACCTCATACCCCATGTCATATACCTGCTGCTTTGTGCGCTCAGCGTAACGCTTAGGAACATACATGACAAGGCGGCCTTTTTCAATATGAAGCCCGTTGAATACGTCTTTGAGTGCCCTTTTCTGCTTTGTAAGCTCATCGCCTACGAACAAGTCAGTAGTATTCTTAAACTTACGGCCCTCAACCTGCCAGCCTTTTATGTTGATTTTATATTTATACGGAACGTCAAACTTATCAAACTGAGCCGCAAGCTGCTTCGGAGAGTTGATATTCACTTCCCCGTACTTGCCCTCGTAGTCATTCTTTAAGTCCTGATATGCCTTTCCTGCGACCTCGCAGTTTTTGAGCCACTTAGGAAGGTTAAACTTAACACCGCGAACTTTCATAAAGATTGTCACAGGAAGCATTTTCATGTTCATATCAAGAGCGAACTGCAAATCCTGTTTTTCAATAATCTCTTTCTGAAGCTGCCAAATACGCCACGGCTGGTCAGCGTCCGAAAGTACATAATCCCTGATTTCCTGCTTGTAACCATCATCCCAAAGCTGCCCGAGGTGCTGACGGAAGTCTCCATGAAGCCCAAGCCGGGCACAGACACCTTCAAGAACCTCCTTACCTTTATGTTCATTAAGGTACTTCACTGCGAGGTCGTCCAAGCCATATTTCTGATACTCGTCAATAAGGCTTTCGACAACCGATATGTCAATCAACGAACATTTCATGTCACGCGGGTCAATATTATGCGCTATACACAGCCATACAATATCATACTGAATGTTTGCACCAATAATCGTAACGTCAGGATTAAGAAGCAGGGAAAGAACCGCCTTTCCACCGTTACCGTCATAGCATTTCTTTGTCTTTCCGTCGAACACACCGACTACGATAATGCGTCCAAGCCCGAACACACAGCTTGTGCCACGGGCTTTTATGCTTCCCCTGTCTTTCAGGTACATATCTTCTGTCTCAATATCAAGTGATATAAGTTTTTTAGACATCTTCTGTCTCCTCCAAAATATTTATTTTTTGATATGCTGAAAATAATAATCTTTCCGCTCAGGCTCCTCAAGCCATCTGATGACCATTCCCTTATGCGGCTGAGCGTAGCCTATACCGCGTAAGAAACCTATCATCATCCCTACAGCAGGCTTCTGCTCAATGTACTCCTGCTGTGTACTCATAGGACAGCCTGCAAGCGTAATGTCCGTGTAGTTCTCAGCCCACGCTTCTGCAAGCATGGCACATACAGAATTATTGAGCGGAAGCAGGGTAGACAGGAACTGAGCCTTTCCTGAAATCTTAGTCCACATCACCCTGCCACGATATTCCAGCCCGTGAAACTCATAGTACCTGTCAGCCCCGCCTATCTTAGCTGTGCCGACAGTCCACACCTCACATCCCGGCCAGTCATCGTGCGCGTCAACGCCCTTCTTTCCGGCAACGGGAGCCTTTCCCAAAATAACAAGCCTGTTCTTCATACGTCGTTCACTTCCTTAATTATATCCACAAGCCTGCTCATAGAATATCTTCCCTGGGCAGGAACTATGTACAATCCTTCCCTGCATCTCGTGCAGCCGACGTAAAGAACACGAAGCTCCTCATCAACATTCAGCGTCATATTCTCGCTTACAAGGCGGGTGCAGTCCATGAACATCGCCGTAAAATCAGCCTCGCCTCCCTTAACCTTGTGAACAGTAGAAAGCAGGAGAAAAGGCTCGGTCATCTGTGACATTTCCCTGAGAGCTTTAAGCCCCCAAGTGTCAACCAAGTCCTGATAGTAATAACGTTCAATTCCCGGAATAAGCTCCGAGTGTATGAAGCTGTCGTTTATATCCTCAATCTTGTATTCTTCCATGAATTTCTGCCGTGCCTCAGGGGTGCCGTAGCCTTCCTTACGGTAGTTGTAATAGCGTTCAATCCTTGCCAAATCACGCGAAGGAATACAAAATCCCTTATTTGTATTGTATGGAACCATGAACTGCTCAAGAACCTTTGCCATATCAGCGATAAAGCAGTTTGTCCTGAACAAAAGATACCATCTTCCGCCTTTAGGGCCGTTATGCTTCAAATCGTCACGTATGATACGCGCCAGCACGTTCCTATCTGTGACGTTCTTAACAAAACCTTCTTTGTCAGTCGCAGGCTTGTAGTCTTTGTCAACTTTTTCCTGAATAACACTTGTAATGCCTCGGGCAAACTCATATACCTTTCTCGGAAGCCTGTAAGAAGTCTCATGTTTTACAAGCTTGTAGTGCGCTGCCATCTCAATAAGAAGTTCCGGGGCAGCACCGTTATAAGTGTACAAGCAGTTATGAACTGTAAGTCCACCCTTTGTAATGTATGTATGATACTTAGGTACATCAAGACTGTATACGTCACCATAATACCACTCACGTGATACTTCAAATGGTTTCCAAAGCTCACTCTTCTTGGCATTAGAAGCTCCGTAGTAGACAGGGACTAACATAACCTCAGGAAGAAGATTGCAAGCCTCGCAGAGTGACATACAACTTCCGCCGCTCTTAGCCTGAGCCTTCTCGTGATTGAACATTGGAAGGTCAAGTCTAAGATGTAAATCTTCCAGCAATTTCTTAGCGCGTTCACTGAGAGTATAAGCTCCAAGAACATCATAAAGTCTTTCCACGAGATTTCCATGCCACATCTTCCAGCTAATCTGTGGAATACCGTACTCAAGAGATAGCTTCTGTTCCCAAACAAGTGCGTCCTCTTCTGAGTGACACAACTTCAAAACCCACCCTTCTTCTGCACCTTCATTGTTCATATGCAGGATAAAATGTGTAGACCCCTGCTTATTGAAAAGCTGACACTGACCAATACGGAACCAGTCACCTTTTCTCATAAGGTACACGCAGCGCAAGCTTGTGTCACGATTGTTCCAGCGTACAAGCATCTTATGCTCAGGAGTGAACTTATTCACAGTGCCATTTACTGACACTTTAATCAGGTCACCCTCGTAGTGTCTGCTTGCTACTGTAGGCACATATTCTGCACGCTGCTTTCCATAGTAGGAATAGTCCTTCATAGAGAAAGTTATAAGGCTCTTTCCCTCTACTTTCTCGATAGGTACATAGCCGTCTTTAGTAAGTACAAGCGAACCTGCAGGCTGGCACTGAAAGTCGTCGCCAAGGCAGATTACCTTCTCAGCGTTCTCAAACGCCTTCATGCACACCTGCCACTGAAGCGGTGTCAAATCCTGACATTCATCTATGAAAGCAATCTTCACTCCCTGAAGCGGCTCCCCGTTTTCCATATATCGAAGCAAACAGTCGTAGAAATCTACTAAATCATGTCCTTCCTTGAAGGCAACGTATGCGTTTATGAGACGCTCGTACTGCGCGTGGTCATAGTTTCCATCAACAAAAACACCGCGCTTGCTTCCTGAGCGCATGGCGTCATAACGCTGCAAAAGCCTGTCATCCTCAGTAGCGTAGCCGAAAGCGTCGGACAGGGAGAGCTTGAAACCCATCGCCTGATTGAAAGCCGTTATATCGGCAGCCGTAATAATGTTCTTTCTTGCTAAATGCGCCTCACGGAAACACAGCGCGTGAAGCGTCTTAAAGTGCATTAGGTCGTCAGGGGTAAGGTCTTTGTTTACGGCAAGAGCACGCTCAATACCGTTCTCAACGCCCTTTTTTGTGTATGTTACGAAAGCAATCTCATCTGGACGGTATGTCGCAAGAGCCTTAACAATCTCCTGCATGGCCGCCGTGGTCTTTCCTGCGCCAGCCGCGGCCAAGTGTATCGTAACATCGTCAGTCTTAAAGCGCACTACCATACGGCACCACCTTTGAAACCTACTTCCGTAACGGTGTAATCCTGAAGCGTATGAATAAACTCCTGACAAATACCGCCACGACGCTCTATGTTGCGGGCCGTCTGCTTCCAGCTTGCAGAAGGTTCACATCTGTTTCTGATGTACTGAAGGCACTCCAAAGCCTCGTAGGCAGTAAGATGAAATTCTTTTGAAGTCTCACCATCAGCCCTTGGAAGCCTTGTATAAACTCTATTTGCAAGGTCAATATGATAGAGAGCTTTCCCGGTATCCGTGTCCTGAAGCGTAAACTCACCACCTACCTGACGAAGCAGGTCACACATATACTCGTTCTGACTGTCCCTAATCACAAGCTCGACACGCGCGTGAGAAAAGTTCTGATGTGCCTCACGCAGCTTGTCAGCTATACACATGATACTTTCTGTATCAACCCCGTAAACATTTCTAAAAAGTGTAAGCTCATTTCTAAACATAGCAAATCCCCCTAAAATCTGCTGTCCTCGTCTCCCGCAGGTTCAGAGGAAGAACCGCCTTCTTTTTCGGCGAGCTTAATTGTGGCAGCCCTCAGCGCGTCCTGCTCATACATGTCATCGTAGTATGCGAAACGCTCCTCAAGCTCCTTATCCTCAGCCTTAATCCAGCAACGGACAACCATGTCCCTGCCGCCCTTAGTCTTATACTCAACCTTGCCTTCAGTACAACCGAAGGTAATCAGCTCCTCACGAAGGTTCGTGCGGCCAAGATTGTATCTCTCAACCCTCAGGTAATCTTTGACACCCTCAGTAGAGAAATAATATTTCCCGTCGTTATAGTACACCTGACCTGCGTTTATCATGTAAGGAGCACCGTTCTGAACCTGCCTGTGAGTAAGGTACTTAATCAAAAGCATGTGAAGCTCATTAAGTTCCGTTGTATCACTCTCGGCAGATACCTCAATCTGACGCTTGTCAAGTCCTTCCATGCAGGAGTTGACAATATCAATCCAAACCGAGTTCTTTACCTGCTGAGGCATCCACCCAAGCTGGTCAATACACTTTACCTGAACATCAAGCTGGTTACGAAGCTCTGCCGCGCTATCAAAGCGCACCTGCTTAGGTTCCTTTCCCGGAGCCTGTATTTCCCACAAGTAGTAAGGCGTTCTTGCCAATACCCGTGAGATAGGCCCCATCATCTCAGCTCCCGTAATGTCGTTCTTCTGAGCGTCTGTTTTCTGCATACCTGAAAACTCACGCTCGCGGCACTCCTTACGGTTACAGTAGGAGCACATCGGGTCATGCTTACAGGAGTAAGCCCACTCCTTAGAGTTCGCACTATCGTAAGTGCTCTTTATTCCCTGCATGTCCTCAATCTGAAGAGGAGCTTCCATGCAGTTATCAAGCTCCAAAAGCTCATTGAAATAATCAGCGTCCTTGCCGTACTTCTTTTTAAAGTAAACACAGGAATGGAACAAGAACTTATTTCTTCCTGCGTTCTCGTTCAGTGCGCCTGTAAGAGCCATCATCTGAATACAAAACGGAGCGTCGTTATAAGGCAGCTTAGAAAGCGTTTCCTGCATTTCCTGAACGGAAGTGTAGGAAGCCTTAATCAAGTCCAAAGCCTTATCAATGCCGACAAACTTACCGTCAACCGTAATCATACGGTTCATAGCCTTGCCTGACGCAGCATTGAAATAAGGCAGGAAAACACACTTTCCGTCCTCGCCCGGGACTTCCTGAGCGTGCATAGGAAAATACTCAACCTTGCTCTTATGCTTGTCATCACAGTAAAGCATATCGAGGCCGTACACCGCGATAATCTTTTTAAGAAGTTCGATTACATCAGAAGCACTCTCAGCTTTCCTGAACATGAAGTAGATATGAAGCCCCGAACTTTTCGACTGAAAGGCAGTGAACTTCCATCCCACCTGATACATTCGCCTGATTAAGTGAAGGAACTTCCCCGGTTCCCCATAAACGTCAATATCAATCACACCGTAATAGCACATATTGCGGTACATCTTGCCGTCAATTTCCTCAGAGAAAAGAGGCTCGATTGCACAACCCTGCTCACCGTTCAGGTGGGCGCGATAGTCGTCTATTGTGACTGGTCTTTTTTCCTTGTTTGATTTGTCCCGTGGATTAAGCATGGCGTAAAACACGCGCGAAGCCTTGTTCTTACCGCTCGCTTCCCTCTTGAAAGGAGGCTGATGCACAACAAACTTTTCGCGGCTGCCATGAAATATACTGTAAAAATCCATGAGGAGCTTTTCTGCGTCCATCTTGCTCCCCCTACCTTGCTTCCAAGTTCTCTCCTGCCTTACAGCAGCCTAGAGCGACGTATTTCATGCCACAAACTTCAAGCATGGGAAGCTGCCGCTGGATTTTGTACCTGTTCTTCGCACGTACTGAACCGAGCTTTACGAAGGTGTACTTCTTATAAGTCCACCTGTCCGCCTTAGGGTCAACGATGACCGTCTCAGTAACGTCAGGAGCAGGAGAAAATCCTTTAAGCACAGCATCCAAATCCTGAACGACAGGCATATACTGTCTGTCAACTTCAGAAAGCTCAGAGGCCGGAAGCTCATAAACCATCCTATCCATAACCTCAAGCATTTTAAGTTCTCCTGAGAGAACTTCGCGCTGTATCATGTCGTCACCCATGTGAAGGTACGACTTTACTATCTCTTTCGAGTAATAAGGCTTACCGCCTGCTATAACCTTATAGTACATATTTTTCTCCTACGTCCCGGTGAAGGGACTTGAACCCTCATAAACAATTATCCCGCTTCTTACTCACGGCCCACGGGAATACACCGGGAAAGAAGGCAGGAGAAAGCTGCTCCTCAATCTCCTGCCCGCGAGGCTTAGAAGCGTACTTCTGAGCCGTCGCCGTCGTCATCGTCCTCGGCAATTTCTACCGCTGACTTTGCAGGTGCTCCCGGAATAAGCCCTGCGATGTTTGAACGCTTTGAAACGAAGATATACTCGTTGAAAGCCTTGTAAAGCTCTGCGTAGCGAGTGAGAACTTCGTTCAAGGTGTCCTTATCGAGGCCGCCCTTTACAGAGCGCACGCCGTCCTCAAGGTCGTAAGCGAAGTTTCTCTGCTC